CGTTGAGTACGACACAGCCACATTCACTGAAGAGCAGATTGCTATGACCAATCACTGTCTTGATCTGGACAGGAAGATTGGCAACATGAACTTCCAGTTACAGCAGTTACAAGTGGGTAAGGATTCTTTCTTGAAGATGCTTACTGAGTGTTTAGAGGCTGTAGACAAGTCGCTTGAAACACAGCTTGACTAAAGTCTGGAAACTTAAATGACACACCTGTTCTTGCTAATGGTTCTGGTTAATGGACAGGTGGAGTCATCTGATATGTTTTTCTACAATATCCATAAATGCAACTTCTTCGCAAACGCCATAGTAATGGGTAAGGTAGAAAGAACCATTAACGCAGCACCAAGACGCATAACTCTCGCGGCCTACTGTTTGCCACGAGTCGCAGATAAAAACGCAGTGAGGGCATATGAGTGATAGAAATCATTGCGGCGGTATCCGCAGCAGGGAGGGCGTTTAACTACATCCAACAAGCTGTCAACAAAGGTCATGAGATAAACGATCTAGCACACAAGTTCGGTGCTTTCTTTGATGCGAAGGATAAGATAAGCGAGGCAGAGGCAGGTGTTGAGAATGCTTCATCAATGTCAAAGCTGTTTGCTAAAGGCTCTGTAGAATCAGCAGCTCTACAGATCACAATGGCAAAGCAAAAGACGCAGCAGATGGAAAAGCAGCTTCGTGAAATTATTACCTACACGGTAGGTCAGGATGTTTACATTGAGATGCTCAGGACTAGAGCTACTATTCGTAAGCACCGACTTGAAGCAGCGAGAGCAAGAGCCGCAAGAAAGCGTCTAATCATTGACGGTCTCGGCTTCGCTTTTATCGGCACAATTATTTTCGCCTGTATTATGGCAGTTCTGAGGGTATCCCTATGATCTTACAATTAGCACAAAGCCTTGTCGCGCCTGTTACTGGCATACTTGATAAGTTCATCGAGGACAAAGACCAGAAGGCAGCTATGGCGCATGAGATAGCGACTATTGCTGATAAGCAAGCCAATGAGCAAGCTAAGGCGCAGATACAATTAAACGCTGTAGAGGCCGCTCATACTTCTATGTTTGTAGCTGGATGGAGACCCTCAATTGGATGGGTGTGCAGTCTGGCTATGTTAATGAATTTTATATTACTGCCACTAATTAACGCAGGATTAGAGTTTGGTGGCGTTGATTTGCATATAGATTTAATCGACATGGAAACCATGATGCCAGTGTTGTTTGGTATGCTTGGCTTAGGTGGTATGCGTACTGCTGAGAAAATCAAAGGCGTTCAGAGAGAGAAATAGATGTCAGATTTAATTGATTACGCTAAGACAGATCGGCAACGCGAGGCTGTAAAGGCTTGGCAAGACTGCGGGGAAGTGATTGCTAAAGCGGCGGGTGTCTTGGGTATTTCTCCTTCTACAGTACGCGACCATATTGGTGCGGTTAAAAACTACGCAGCCAGTGCGGGTTACTCAAGCAACTGGGATGCTCGAAGACACGTTCCTGAAGGCGAAATAGTAACTGGTCGCAGCATCTACACCTCAGATGATGAAGGCAATAAGGCGTGGTTGAAGACTAAGCGGACTATGACCGAGGCTGAGCGAGACAAAGCGCTGCAAGGTTTTGTTGACGGTCTGGTTAAAGGGGTTAAACCGTACAAGCCTAAAGCCAAGCCAAAGACTAAGAAGTTTGCAGATGACCTATTACCTACCATAGTAATTGGTGACGCACACTTCGGGATGAGGGCTGATGCGAGGGAGACTAAGGAGCGCGACTACGATACTAAGATAGCGTCTACAAGTATGCTTGATGCTATTGACTACTTGGTTGATGCTGCTCCTGCATCCGAGCAATGCCTCTTGGTAAATCTCGGTGATTTTATCCATGCTAATGGGTCAAGTGGTACTACGTTTTCTGGCACAAAATTAGACGTCGATACCAGAATCGAAGTTGTGCTAGAGACAGCAGCGCAGACGTTTTTATTTGCAATAGATAAGTTGCTTACGAAACATAAGAGTTGCGTTGTCATCATGGCTCGAGGTAATCACGACTCAGATACGGCTATTGCGCTTGCGTTGATACTGAAGTTCTATTACTCAAAAGAGAAAAGGGTCACCATTTTAGACCCTCACGGATTTTTCCATACGCTACAGTTTGGAAAGAATCTGATAGCAGTACACCACGGCGACAAGGTGAAAGCTGATAAGCTGGCATCTATCCTGCCGCGAATGCTTCCTGAACAGTGGTCTTCTACTGTTTATCGTAAGTGGCTGTTGGGACACGTTCATCATCAGACCTTAAAGGAACACGATTCTGGGGTTTTGACGGAGACCTTTTCTACATTAGCTCCTCAAGATTCTTGGCATTCCGGGGCTGGCTACGGCGCTGCTTCGGCTATGCATCAAATTGTATTTCACAAAGATGGCGGCGAAGCTATTCGTCACGTTTACCAAATTAGGGCTTCTCGTAAAGTCCCTGACCTGACGCTATAGGTATTAATATGGATGACAAGCCCCAAGAAAGTCTCAGAATATCACTTGCTAGAATGGAGGAGCGCATCGTCACTGTGTTTAATCGCCAAAGTTCTATCGAGACAACGATGAATAGCTTATCTGACAAGGTAGACAAACTTACTGAGCAAGTGATTGCGGGGCGTTACGCCGAGCGCGTCATTTGGGTTTTAATCGTAGCTGCGGTATCTTATGGGGTACAGAATATATGACTGTTACTGATTTTCCTGATATCAAACGCACCAGAATGCGCGAATTGGCATTTGACAAGTTACAAGAATACGTAAATGAGTGTTATGATAGCGGCTTAGAAACCATTGAAGTCATTGGAATCATTGAGCTTTATAAGCAAGAGCTTATATGGTCTTTATCAGCAGACGAAGAGGATGAATAATGAATTTACTAACGTACTTGAGCTGGGTTAAAAAGTTGTGGAAGACAGTAATAGATATTATAAAGCTGATCGAAGAAACCATTCCTGACAATGGGGCTGGCAAAGAGAAGTTGGCGGCTTTTGATCTGTTGCTAAAAGCGGCAATTGAGAAGAGCGAAGACATTGATGAAGAGTTTGATAAGCTCCAGCCTGTGGCTCATGATATCGTGAATGTTGCTGTAGCTTTATTTAACAAAACTGGCCTGTTTAAAAAGTCATGACAGGTCGGCTGGAACAGCTCCTTATCAAGCATGAGGGCTACCAGAAGAAAGCATATGAGGATTCTGTCGGCGTAGTCTCCATTGGAGTCGGCAGAAACCTTGATGACCTGGGATTGTCTGACGATGAAATCATGTATCTTTTAAACAACGATATTGTTCGTTGCGATAAAGAGCTGATTAATTGTTTCCCTTGGTACTCAAAATTGAGCCGGGTTCGCCAGGAAGTGATGATCATGCTTTGCTTCAACCTTGGATTGACCAGGCTGCGTAAGTTCGTCAAAGCTCTTGCGTGGATGGAGCGCGGTGAATTCAGTCTCGCTGCTGATGAGTTCTTAGACTCAAGGTGGGCAAAGCAAGTTGGTCATCGCGCTGTAGAATTGACTGAGATGCTTATAACAAACAAATATCCTACGGCTTAACATTCTCTAGCTTGGCAATCTCTGACTCAATAATGAAGTCGCAGAACTGTTTGATCTTGCGTAAATCTTCAATCCCGCCCTTATCTCTCCATCGAGTCGCGTACTTAACAATACATCCCTCTGCGAACGGTAGCTGATTCGCCATAATGTATTCTATGGGTTGAATTTTTAGCTTCTTGTAGTGATCGCCAGCTACTTGGTAGTCTGTGGATTTCATATAATAATCCTTTGCTCGTGGTATTTAATCTGCTCTTGAAGCTGAGACAATATGTCTTCGTACTCTGGTAGGGATATCTTCTTTACGATATTAGGACGGCTTACCATGTCGTCTACATAGTCTTTCCCATAGTAGTCATACATCCACTTCTGATAGTTATGAGCAACAGTTCCTGCCCCCTTACCCATCTGTAGATTGCAGCCAGCGCATTGCGGGTGGACATTCTCGATCTCTAACGCTAGATGGTGAGTGCCTCCTTTGCCTTTGGCTATGTAATGACCGCCATGCATCCCGTCCCGGTAATGCTTAACCACGCCACAACTGACACACTCTACATAGCCGTATTCATCAGCAGCAGATATCCTGGCTAACAACTGGATAGCCACTAAGCATTTCTTTCTTACCTGAGCTAAAGTCGGCAAAAGTAACCTGTCCTTAGCGCGTCCATAACCTTCAGCGCTCGTCTTTGTGTCTCATCATCAAATTGATTAAAACGCATTGATAGCAGCTCTAGTGAGAACTGACGCTTTGTCACTGGTACAACCTTTTCGAGCTGACGGATATCTCTGGGTTTTTCCCAGGTTATCTTAGATTCATTTCCGCTCTTGTCGTTGCCTGAGTTGATCGCCATTGCTCAAACCTCATATTAAATACTTGTATCTTATGTTTAAGCATTACTGCTTGCTCTATTGCTACCTTGAGACCTTCAAGCAATTGTAGGTACTCAGGGTGCGAATAGGCGTAACGCTCTTGTTTAGCTATTGGCATAGAAGGGTTAGTCCTTTCTGCCTCTGCCATAAGTATAGCCTTTTTCGACTTACGGAACTCCATAAGATACATTCTGTTGGCTTCAGCCTCAGAGTATTGTCTGGTGATCTTCTCAAGCTCTGCGAGAGTATTTCCTGCGCTCGAATTCGTTTCTGACATATAGTTCAACTCGTTCTCGTTGCTCTGTAGGGACTTCTTTTAGAGCATCCCTTCGCTCTTCTACTGTATTAAGATCAAGGATCTCAGCAGCGTAATGCCTTGGGCGTTTTTGGTTATTAAACATCAGGCGGTCTGCCTAGCGTAGCGTATTTGAATCCCACTTCAATATGCGGAGTCTGAAAGCGTACAGAGCTGTGTTTCTTACGCACAACATATCTATTGTCTCTTTGAAATACATAGTATTTGAAACGCTCTGTTTCAGCGCAATACTTGGCTTCCTCTAACGCTGCCTCAAGGTCTTCAAATGTCTGCATTGTTGACTCCTAATCTCAAGAACTCTATAGGACTGAGTTGTAATTCAGTAGCCACTTTGCAGACCAGCGACAGAGGCGCGTCTTCCATATGCCTCCATCGCGAGATATGCTGCTTTCGCACATCAAACCGCTTCGCAAGATCAACAGACTTAATGCCGTTGATCTCTTGAGCAATCTTCAATGATTTGCCGAAGTTAAACTTGTACATCAGAATGGCAGGTCGTCATCAAAGTCTACTTCATTAGACACCACAACTGGCGCAGCAGCGGTAGGCATTTCGTCTTTAACCTGAAATGACAGGCTGACCAGTGGCTTCTTGCCGCCCTCGCTCGATGTCCAAGCAGAGACCCAGTATTCAACACCATTTATCTCGGCGCTGCCACGCAGTTGCGGATGCTTATCAGTGGTTCGCTTGTCGTTCTTCCAAAGTGCGCCACGGTTATTGTTATCGTATTCCATGTTATTTCCTCAGTTTTTCGGTTTCGGATTGAATGATAGTAGCAGTCTCAATAAGTAAAGGTTCTGCCAGGTTTAACAGTTTGTCGTCTCTCTTTACCTTAATTAGAAGTGGCTCTAAGTCAGGATGGTATGAAAGAAACCAGTATTCGGATAAGTCCAAAACAAGCATCGTTCCTTGGACTTGCTGTGTATAAATTGTTGGGAGCTTGCCTTTGCGTAAATAGGATATATGGGTACTGGCATTAGGACACTTGATCTCAATGCCTGTGTCATCCCACAAACCATCAGATGAGCACCCTATCTCATAGTCGTCCATCTTAATAAGACCATATTCTTCTATGTCTACGCCTAGCATCAATTCTGCTAACGCTCTAGCCTCTGGCTCCAGGTCGTTACCTCTTTGCATCGCGTCCGACTTAAACGTCTCTGTCGGCTTCTGGAGCAGGTTCTCGGCAATTAATTGATTGATTAGTCCGTCCCGGCTTGTACTAAGTTTCCCTGCTGTAGTGAATACCTTAGAGAAGTTACTCGCTGTCACGACACCAATGCGTTCGATGAGCCAATCGGTCGTACCCTGGATAGCCTGTGAAATTCGCATTTGGTTTCCATAATTCATTAAGTAAACGATAAAGCCTGAGACAGTTCTTACACATACTGTCTAATGACGCTTTTCTCTCTGAGCAAGCTCGGCACTTTATCTGATCTTTCATCATTTTTGAATAGGCTGCCTAATGTTATCAAGAAGGCGGTCGTACTGACTTTGCTTTAATTCGCTAAGGTCATTTAGGTTCTTATGCTTAAGAATCTTAGATTCAGGTTTGTTATGACGTTCTAACTCCTTACGGATTATAGCTACCTGATCGGGGGAGATCGTGGAAGATGGTGGCTCATGCGACACTTCGTCTGCGTCAGTGTCTTCCTGTGTACTTACTCCAGCAGCAGCCGCCAGGGCGAATTTGCGAACGTAAGTAAGGAGTGATCCGTAGGCTTGTGGGTCATGCTTAGCAGAGGGAACGCCAAACCGTGAGCGCATCCACTGACCGCTTGAATGAATCAGCATAGTTTCTACGCCGACTTCTCCATTGATCGAATAAGGATGCTGGGTATAGCTGATGCCGTTAGCAGTAAGAGTGTTTTTAACTGCGTCACGGATATCATCGAGGGTTGCGTAAGCGCCAGATTTGCCAGTTGCCTTGTCAGCAAACCGACTGTTTATGCCAGACATTTTAGCCTTTGGCATGACTGCTTGAGCCTTGGCGAGTGCCGCAGCGAGTTCATTTATTTGTTCTGATTGCTTCATTAGTAATCTCCTTGAGTAGACTAATCTACCGAAAATGATTACCAACTGCAAGAAGTTTCTAGGAGGCAAAACTAATTATTTTTTTCTGGTTTTGTCCCTACTATAGACAAAAAAAAGCCCTGAGCGTTTCACAACTTGTCAGGGCTTGCAAATCTAACTCAAGGGGACTATCCTTAACTTGTCGGTGGGTTATCAGCCCTAAATTCTGACTTGGAAGAAGGAAAGTAGAAACCCGACAAGGGACATTCTACACCATCCTGTAAGATCCAACCAAGTCCTATACCGTCCGTGAGAAAAAGCCTGACGTACTCTGGCTCATGGGTAGCTGACCCTTAAATTAGCCCCAGAAATGGGAGAGACGAGCAACCTAAAACTCCTGCGCTGACCAGCCCATGTCAACAGGAACCCGCAAACACACACATCAGGTTGCAAGTTAGGCACGGCAATACCTCCAGTTCATTCTGGCGGGGGAGCGATTCACCCTTGTGGATCGTCATAATTAGTACCAAGCCTTCGGGCTTTCCCATCAGGGAGCGTCAGGACACCATGTGCCAGTGGTGTGTTTGCGGGGGAAAATGGGCGCTTGTGCCTGTAATTTGGAGATCAAAATGGACGACTTATCAGAGAAGCCATGCCGCTGTGGTGAAACAATGGGCGAAGTCATAGGCTTTAACCATCGTCAAACAGATGACACATATCAGATGTACCGGGTCTGTTGGTACTGTCCAGAGTGTCACGCCACTGAACAGGCGATTGGTAGAGAACGAGTTGTTGATACAAAATGATATATCAAGTAAACAAAATATGTTGACTCCTGTGTTTTTGGTAGGCAGTATTATCCCAACCAAAGGAGAACGACATGACTTTAATTGACGCGATTGACGAAAATCTGGACGACCTGGTAGACCCCAAGAACCGATGTGTAGAAGCAACGGACGCAGCATCTAACGCACTAGTCATTGCCTGGACTGAGGAAACCCCTTACGAATTGCAAGAGATGATGTTTTGCGACAGCTCAGAAGCTGACTGTCAGCAGTTTCATGTTGACATGGCAAAAGCATTCGCTGGCGAGATCACGCATGATGAGTTCTTTATTAAGTACGAAAAGTTCTATGACATCGCGAAGCGCGAAATCATGGATGACCTAGATTCTAAAATCTGGAATAGGTACACAGACCTTAATGATGTACCTCCACTAGATATGTATGACTACAACGGTGTGAGAAGGGAGGACTTCTAATGTGGATGCTAACTCGTAACGGTGAAAGATTTGGTTATGCTACAACTGACAAGGCTGCGATAGAGAAGTACCGTGGCTGGTGGATAGATGACCACGTTGTTGCTGAGGCGGCTCAAGTTCAGTTAAGACTATGGAATGCGTCCAAGACTACTATTCTACAGTCAGAAGCAGAGCAGATAGCGCGTGACACGCTTGAAGAGCAAATTGGCATCATCAAGCTACCAAAATTATAAATATCAAAGAGTACTAAATTATGCATATTCTAATTCTTACGTTAATTTTATCTGGTGATTATAAAGTTACTAGCCAGGAGACTCCAAGTCTCGAAGAATGTCATAGGATAGGTAAAGCGTGGTTATCTGAACAATTGCTATCTGTCGATTCTGTTGACTTTGCTATTACTTATACCTGCAACGAGTCATAAGATGATCGAGCTAAGACCTCACCAAGATTCTGCCGTCGAGCAGATTAGGCAGTCACTAAGAAAGGGTAATAAACGCCCTCTCTTGGCAGCTCCCTGCTCTATGGGTAAGACCATGATAGCTGCGTTTATCATGATGAGAGCGGCAGAGAACGGCGTTAGAAGTATCTTTTTTTGCGATAGGGTCAAGCTCGTAGGCCAGACGGTTGAGACGTTTGAGCGGCTAGGCGCTGACTTCAGTGTCCTTCAGGGAGAAGACCCCAGATACGACCCAAACAAGATGATACAGATCGCATCTATCCAGACAGCGGTACGCAGGAAGCATCTTAACTTCGGTCTGGCGATAGTTGATGAATGTCACACTATGTACAAGGGTCTGGTAGACGGCTTTATGACCAGGTATAACAACGTACCATTTATAGGGCTGTCAGCTACCCCTTACTCTAAGGGTCTGGGTAAATACTGGGACGATTTACTCGTACCCATCACGCCACGGCAATTAATCGACCTAGGTTACTTATGTCCTACTGACTATTACGTTGGTGAGACCATTAGTACCAAGGGGATTAAGAAAAAATCCTTGCCTACAGGCGGTAGCGACTTTGATGCAGAATCTCTTGGCGCTGCGATGATTGACTCAGAGACTTTCAACGGTGACGTAGTAGAGAACTACCGTGTCCACTCTGGCGACCTTTCCAAGAGAGCGATAGCGTTCAGTCCTTCCGTGGCGCACTCCAAAGCATTAGTAGAGAAGTTCAACGGAGCAGGAATCCCAGCTCTACACATAGACGGCTATATGCCTGAAGAAGAGCGCAAGTATATCTACTCAGACCATCGCTCCGGTAAGGCGCTTGTACTGTCATGCAGTCGCTTGCTCGGTACTGGCTATGACGATCCTTCGGTTGAGATATTAATAGACTGTTTCCCTACGTCCAAGAACTCCAAGATAAGCTGGATTCAGAGAGCAGGGCGCATCTGGAGAATAGCGCCAGGAAAAGAGCGAGCTATCTACTTAGACCACGCAGGTAACCTCCATCGCCACGGTATGTTCCCGGAGGATGTCATCCCTGACTCTCTGCATGACGGAGAGAAGAAGTTCGATGAGCGGGATCAGACCAAGAAGGAAGAGAAAGAGCCTATCATGCGTGACTGTCCGGTATGCTCCGCGACTTTCACTGGGCGTAAGTGCGCCTGTGGCTATGAACTGGCTATGACAGAGCCTGTATTTAAGGACACAGGCGGTATGTTAAAGAAGGTAGATAAGCTGACTTTGAGCCAGGACAAAAACAGATGGTACGGAGAGCTGCTCTATCACGCCAGGTCTCGCGGATGGTCAGATGGATGGGCGGCTCACGCTTATAGGGATAAGTTTGATGTCTGGCCTCGCAACGTAGATAAAGTTCCAGTAAAAACAGAATCCAAGGACGTAAAGAATTGGATACAAATGCTGACTATAAGAAGGGCTAAAAGCAATGCTAAATATCTCAATAGTTCTAGAGCGATTAGATAAGGTTCGCAAGACCCCTAACGGATGGACTGCTTGCTGTCCTGTCCATGGTGATAGAAATCCCTCTATGAGCATCACTGAGAAAGACGACGTTATCCTATGTCACTGTCACGCCTGTGGCGCTAACGGCGTTGACGTAGTTGCTGCGGTTGGTTTGAAGCCAGAGGTGTTGTTTGATAAGCCGTTTGAGCGAGAGGAAGACAAACACTGGCTGCTCAACAAAAAGGCTGATTGGGATGAGTGTATAATAGCTATGGCAGATGAGACTATTAAGCGAGGGGATCGCATTGCCTACGGCGATTACAAGACAATCAAGGAGTCTCTAGCCCGGAGAGAGCAAAGACGAAAACTTGGTCTGCCTATCATTTTTAACATGGACATAATCTTATGAGTCTTGCAGATATAGATAAAAACACCGTCATCCTTAGCCGCACTCCCTACAAAAACGAAATAACCGAAGCAAGCAAGACTAAGCTACAGGCAATCATCGATGCAGACATTGCTCGGTTTCTCAAAGCTGGCGGCAAGATTCAGAAGATAGATTATCAGCTAACTACTAAGAAGCAGAAGGAAGGGCGTAGTACTTTAGACTTCAGGAATAAATTATTGTAGCTGCGCGTTGGCTGGGTAGGCCACAAAGAGTAAAGGAAAGCAAAACTCACCGCGCATAATTAATTATGCCTATACCGAATAAGGATAGCAAGATGTTTCATGTCACCATGGATACAAGAAGGATGCATAAGTTCCTAGATAACCATTCTAAGGAGCAAATCCCTTTCGCAACCTCTCAGGCCATCAATAAGATGTTGTTTGAGGGTAAAAAAGGCACTTCTAGGGATATGGACAGGGTTTATGATGGGGGAGCTACTCGATGGTCTAAACAGGCCGTACAGTACGCAAAATCCACTAAGAAACTGCTTTATGGATTCCTATACGTTAAGGATGACCGTCCTTATGTTATGAAAACAATAGACGGAGGCCAGGTCACTCCGAGTAAAAAGGTTTTGATTAAGCCGATGAATATCTCCACTAACCGCTATGGCAACATTGCTAACAAAGCGGTAAGCAAGAGATACGACAACCCTAAGTTCTTCGCAGGTAAGCCTTACAGAGGGTCAGCGCCTAACTCAGGCAGACAGAGCCAGAATATAAGCGCAGATGATCCTAACGTAGGACTCTGGGAAAGAATGGGAAGGAAGGGTAAGCGTGGAGGTATAGCTAGACAGACTATCCGCATGATAGTTAAGTTTGGTAACTCAAGAGTACAGCAGAAGTTCTTCGACGCTAGAAAGATGGCAAAGACTAGATTCCAGAAGGAGTGGAGGAAGGTGTTTGCTCAAGAGCTGGTTAAGGCTAAGATGAAAGCGATCCAACGAGGCCGTTAAGTATCCCATGGCTATCCCATGGTTATAGGTGGACAGAGATGAGTAAAGGTTCAAAACAGCGACCCAGGAAGGTGAAGAAGAGCCAGTTTGAAGAGAACTGGGATAAGATATTCGGCAAGCCTGGTGAGAAGAAACCGCCGAAGAAATCGTGAGTATCCCATGGCTGCGGGTGAGCATCCCATGGCTATGGTTCAGCATCCTATGGCTATCCCATGGCTATCCCATGGCTATGGGTGGATCGACCTCGGATCGCCCTCCGAAAGCGACCCTGAACGCGAATTATTCGCATTCCGCTTTATATCAGCGGCCTCGAAAAGTCTATATAAAACAAGCGCTTACGGATTGCGAGTTATTGATTATTGAAATGCGCGAGAATGCCGCTAAAATCGCATAGAAGCGGCGATAGGTAAAAGCGGCTGGGTAACAGCGGGAAACGGCAAAAGGCGCTAGAATCGGCTTATATGCGCGATTATAGCAAAAGGCCGCTATTCGGCTGGATAGCCTAGGGGATAGGGTAAGGGGTCGGAATG